TGGTAGTCTTGTCGAATTCCATTGTGATCTTCGTCGCTGCCGTGGTTAAAGTAGTTCCCAGTGTAAAAGCCTGGTCATCAGCGATCCAAACCGGACTGGCTGTTTTCAATCCGTAATCCCACGTTGCGCCGATATCGATAGCGTTCTCGGTTGCAGCGGTTGCAGTCATTGCGCCCATGCGAATTCCATAGGTGCTCACCTGGGCGTCACCCGCGATTGCCGCAATATCCATCACGACAACCGTGTTTGTCCCGAATGTAGCGTCACCGATACTGGGCGCTGCGTAGATTCCACGAACCGTACCCGTCGCTCCCGCTGTCACCCAAACAGGTGATGTAAACGTGAGGTCGATTAAGTGAGTATTCGCCGTCGCCGTCCCCGCTGCAATGCCAATCGTCGGCGAAACGTCTAGGAAGATATCCGTGGTTGTCGCGCCTGTCACATGCGCAGGAGTTGAACCCGTGATGTTCACATACGTCTTCGCTGAGTTAGGCGCTTGATCCGCTGCATCGAGCACCAATCCCGCCGTCGCTGTAGACGTAGAGATAGTGCCGCTAGTGGCGCCCGTAAAGCTCACCACACCAGCGGCTTCGTCAATGATGACATCGCCCGCTGTGATGTTGTCGCTTACGTCAAGGTCACCCTCAGTCCCAGTTAGGACAATCGGGCTTGCGCTATTGAGCGCGTAGTCCCAGCCAGCGCCGATATCGATTGCGTTCGCCGTCTCGCCGCCTTCTTGGGTCATTGCCCCAACTCGCAAGACGTAGACGTTCTGATCGGCGTCTCCGTCTCCCATTGCCGCAACATCAATCAGCGCAAGGTTGTTTGTCCCGAGCGTTGCGTTGCTGAGAGTTGGGTCGAAGTAGATGCCACGATAGGTAGAGGCTACCGCCGTTGCATAGTCCGGCACGGTGAACACCATGTCGATCAAGTGTACGGTATTCGCTACCGTCGGAATACCGACAGTTGGCGTGATGTCAAGGAAGATGCTCGCCGGTGTGTTTGTCGTATGTACTGGGACCGTTCCCGTGATACTCACATACGTCATGCCAGTACCTGCCGCCGCGTCCAAGGCGTCAAGCGTTAACCCGACACCTGCCGTGGTCGTAGAGAGCGTCGCCGATGTAGCGCCACTAAAGATCAGTTGCCCTTCGCTCGCAGTAGAGGTAAGTGTAGTTCCACCGATCGTCGAAGTTGCGGTGATCGGTGATCCTGAGTACAATCCAGCATCCCAGTTGTCACCGATGATGATCGCATTCTCTACCGCACCCGTACCTATCAGTGCTCCGATCTTAATCGCCGTCAGCGCCACAAGGTCATCCCCGGTGATCGCCGCGACTTCGATGAGATTTACCGCGTTTGTTCCTAGGGTTGCATTACTAATCGTCGGTGCAAAGTAGATGCCCCGCAGATTAGACGTGACTGCTGTCGCCCAGGCAGGACTAGAAAACGTCATATCGATCAGGTGGACATTTGCCGTTGTGCCAGTTGGAATACCGATTATCGGAGAGATGTCTAGGAAGATATCCGTCCCTGCGAGAGACGCATGGGCCGCTGTCGTTCCGCTGATCTCTACGAAGGTCGTTGCGGTATTCGCCGCCGCTGCTGTGGCTGCAAAATGCAAGCCAGTGCCTACGGTCGTGTTAGTAATATCGGAACCCTTCACGTCGATATCCGCAGCCGTGACAACCGTACCCGAACTCCCGTCAACAGTGAAGTTGGTTGAATCTACTGCGATCCCACCGTTAAGACTAGCCAAGCCGTCTGCTTGCAGGGTTGTAGAGATGGTTGTCCCATCCAGCGCCATTGAGCCAACAAAGTCCCACGACGTTGCCGTTGCCGTCACCGCCGGGGTATTCCCCGGGAAGGTGATCGCTAAGTTGCACGATGAATTAGTAAATACAAGTTGCATATAGTCGTCAGCATCCAACCCTAGTCGGATGTCTGCAGATTCGAGGTCTACGTGTCCAGCACTCGTAAGGTCAACCGACGTTGCCCCGTCGATTAACACCGTTGAACTCATATCCACCGCGAACGTAGTTCCCGTGAACGACGTCGCGCTCGTTCCTGTTAGTGCGAACGTCCCTTCGACCGTGATGCTGTCGAAGTAGTTCGTCTTCGCCATTCCCGCAAAGCTCACCAGTAGGAGGGCGAGCATCAAAACAAGTACTTTCTTCATCCTCACCACCTCCTAGAGTGGTTGCTTGAAGCGAACGGTTGCGATTGCCTTCCCCGTCGACGGAGCAGTGCTCGTATGTGTATACGTGGCATAGATCAACTGCGCCGTTGTCGGAGTCCAGTCCAGTAACACCCCTTCGGTCTCACTATCTGCATCCGTCGGGTGTCCGTTGGTTAGCAGGTAGTTCGTGTCCGAACTTATGCCCACCACTAGCGCATCGTCTGCGCCAGCGTTGAACGCCGTGATGACCTGCACCGAGCAGCCAAGATAGCGCGCCCCGGCGGGGAGGGTGCCGATAAGCACCGTCCCCGTGAGGTTCACTACGTCGCCGAACCCGATCGGTTCAGAGATACTGGCTTCATTCTCTTGTGACCAAGCGCACGGGTCCCCCGGACTACGCACACTCTTTGGTCTCATTCGATCTACCATGATACCCCCTAGACCGCGTCGTCGCTGTACGCTACAGCCTGATTAACTGGACCGTATCCGGGCATTGCCCGAACTAGCACACAAGCGAACTCAGTTGTCGCATCCACACCGGCCACACGCGCCCCGACATAGGTGAAGTCGTTGTCTCGATCGAGATCCTGCACAGCAACCTCAAAGGCTGCTTGCTGAATCAGGTCGGTGACTAGCGACTTCACTACATCACTCTCGGTGATGGTGAATAACCCTTCGCCTGGCTCAGTTAGCGTCAATGTAACCGTCGCCGTCGCCGCCGTTGCAAGCAATCCAGGTACCCCATACGTGGCGTTATTAACGCACGCCGCGAAGGATGTAGCCGTTGCATTATCCCCACTAGCCTGATCGAAGTAGCGGCTAGACAGCGTCTCGCTCGCCTTTGCGGTGAACGTCAACGCCGTGCCAGCCGTCAACACTCCGCCAACAAACGTATACGGTAGGATGATGATCGTGTCATCCGCATCGATCGCATTAAAGAGCACCGATGCCTTCGCAAGCTTAATCCCTTGCACCATCGAGATAGCCGCACTAAGGATGGCTTCAGCTGACCCAGTCGCATCCGTCGCCTCGTATACCGCAAAATCCATCGAAGCGCCGGTTAGTTGCCCTTGAGTCGTGATGAGAAAGAACGCCTTAGCGTGCTTCGCCATCGAGTACCATTCACCCGTCAAACTTGTTACACCCGTGCTAGCCTGTAGCGCGGTGTCGATCTTCGTACCTTCATAAATATCGTGCATGTCGTTCTCCTCTCCCGTTAGGGATTGACTTCGCTATGCTGCTAGGGAAACAAACGGACTCACAGTATTCGTGCCATCACGTAAAGTGATAGGGCTGGTGAGCCAGGTCTTTCCGTCTTCGTAGTACGTAATCCTGATCGTTTCGATTCCTGCGATGAAGTTAGCGTTCGTGTTATCACTCTTGAGCTGAACCCCCATCCCTGGCTTAATTAGGTAGTAATCTAGGTTGACCAAACGCAGGTCTCCAGCGCTGCCGAGTGCTGGTGAGATCTCATTGAAGAAGATCGGTACGCCACAAAGCGTCGGAGCTGGCATTCCCTCACGCGCGCTCGTTGCCCAGATCAAGTGACCGGCCCCATCAGTCATCGTCATTAACTGAGGCAGTAGCCCCACTCGCTGACACACGAAGACGTAGTTGCCACTCGAAAGAATCCGAGCTAACATGTTCACCACGTCTATGTAGTTGACCTCGCTCGCAGTGGCCCGAGAAATGTCGATCTCTGCCCCGCAACCAACATAACCTAGGAACTCACCCGCACCTGTACCGTCCTGAATCTTATCATCTCGCTGGGAAGCAATGGCACCTTGAACGAGCGGCCCCATCATCGCACCCATCTGAGGAACGTTCGCCTGCGCCTCTTCGGTAACTAGCCAGTACGCAGCAACCTTCTCAGGTTTCAGTGACACTTGGAGTAACTTGTGAGTTGTGAGCTTTGTGACAGTAGCCGCTTCCTTCGCAGAGTAGACGGCGATCCCGCCGTAGATGCCTTTAGCCCCGGTTTGGTCGAAGGCGTTGAAGGTAATCGGCGCATTCGGAGGCGTGCCCGCTGGCAAGCGGCGGCAAAGCCCGGACAGGAAATTCCCACCCGCCGGAACCTGTAGCAACTGGCTAGAGAACTGCGGAGCCATGAAAAACCCGCCATCCCCGCCTGAGAGGGTGCTGATGTCGCGCCGCCCCATCTCGCCCTTGTGCATCTTGATCAACCGCTCAGGTGCCGCGCCGCTGGTTTGTCCAGCCGCTCGTACCTCTGCGATCACGTCGCCAAGTCCGTCCTTGCCATAGCCGTACGTCTCCTCTGGCTCTGGTGTGCCTGTCGCAGGTTGTCCAGTCGCCCGGATCGCCTCTTGCAGCTTCGCCTCGGACGTCTTGACCTTCGCATCCATCTCTTCCTGCGCAGCCTTGAGATCCTTGCCGTACTGTGCCTTGAGTCGCTCCTCAAGCCCCTCTACCTTATCCGCCATGCCCTTGAGCGTAACGGTCATCGTCTCTAGCGCCCGTTGATCGGGTACTGCTTCTGCTACAACAGGTGTAATTTCATCTGCCATGTTAGTACTCCTTGAGTAGCCTGGCTACTCGGTCTAGTTCTGCCTGGAATGCCCGCAAGTGGTCGCCCGGCTTGCTTCGCGGCTCCCCAGTCAGAGTGCCAACCGGCGGCTCTCTGAGGAGTGCTTCCAATCGTCCCGCTTCGAACGCCATCCTGACGGGGATTATCATCCTCTTCCAAGGAGGCGTCTCACCCAACTTCGCGTAGTACTTCGCCAACTCTGCCTTGATACCGGCAACGCTGACGCCCTTTGCCTGATCAATCCTTCCCGCCGCTGAGTATATCGCCTGCGGAATAGCTTTCAATGATCCGTCGATTACGTCCCCGATCGGAAACTTGAAGTCGGTTAGGTTCTCGCCAGCACCGTCAACCCACAAGAAGGCGCGGCGATACTTTGCCATAACAACATCGCCATCGTCGTTTTCAGCCCACGCTTGCACGCGTTTGTTCGCCGCACCCTTATCCCACTTTGTGCCCTTGTCGGCCAACGCGAGGTTGGATGAGATTACCGCTCTCTCATCTGTGCGTACCGAAGAGATCAGCGCCTCATCATTCGATCCGAAGTTCATCGTTACCGGCGAGATCTCGAAGCTCCTGACTTCTTTGAAGTGCATGATCTGTACATCATTCACCATCACCGGCGCAAACTTCACCTCTTTGAACGAATGACTCATCTCGGTGATGTAACCTTTTTTCATGCCGCTATACGTTTCTCGCCCTTGCTGTACATCAAGATCAAGCTGCCCATCAACTAGAAGGCCCTTCTCATCCTCTAAGACCGCCGCTAAACCGATCGGTTTTTCTCTGAGGTGCATCCACACAACTGGCAAATGTCCCTTGCGCTCACGGACTGTCTTCTTGAAGCACCCCTGGTCGAAGACGGTGTCATACGTGTCGACCACCCCGAAGACGCTAGCATAGCCCGTGAAGTGCCCCGGCGTATCGTCTACCCGCACATCGAACGCTCGCTGTATTCTGTCGGCCATGATTATCGCCTCTTCGACAACTTCATCTGCAGTGTCGCCGCGTTGTTGTCTCCCGCGCTGGTGAACGTGATTCGGTAGATGGTGCTTGCCTTCAAGCCAAACTCCATCGACCTATCATCTCGATCGACCTTCGTAAAGATCTGCGTGCCGCCCGTATACGTCCCGCCATACTCGATCTTGACCGCGTGCGTCGCATCTTCCAGCGCATCGCTTCGTTCCTCGCTACGCCACACCGCCGCTGTGCCCGCTACCCCGATCGCCGCGCCCTCATACCAGACCTCAGTGCAGACCGTGTTTCCGTAGCCATCCACACGCAACCGGTATGATCCCGCCGCCGGTGTGGTGATCGCTACCGCGAAGGCATCGGCAATGTCGAAGTCAGCATCGGCTAGGCTGTATACCCATGTTTTTCTGTTGTCCATATCACTCACCTCTCTTCGTTTCGTACAGCTCCGCGCACCTGCAGTTCACGCTATCCTCCGGCCCGCCTCCGCCCGGATACATTGCGCCGCTAGGGTATGCTTCATCCATGCCGATCCATCCCGCGCCCGTATTCTCGATGTGAAGATCGCGCACCCGTTCGTCGCCGCTATTCGACCAGAACTTCTTCGTGACGATCCCCGACTGTTTCGCGGATTCGTGCATCCCGTATCCCGCCGCAGTATGCACTTCTGTTCGCGCGATCGTGGCCGATCTCGATACCCCGATCCCGTTCTCCCATAGATCGAATTGCTCCCTGATCGCCCGCGCCGTCTTCGTGACCGCCCAGCCCTCATCAATACCCTCAAGCACAATGTGCCGGATAGCCTGTTGCGTCGTCGCCTGTATACCGTCAATGTCTGCCGCGGTCTTCGCGTGCACCCAGTTCTGCACGTTCTTTGCATAGGGATCGAAGGTGTATACAGGATCGGCGCGGTTGATAAGCTCTATGAACCCATCCGTGATACTTCGGCCACTAGAGATCCCGCCTAAGTCTACCGCCTGCCGGCCTCCAAAGTCCTCGATGACACCTTGCAGCACAGACGATATCAACTCAGACCATCGCGCATTGCTCTTGTTGA